CATGGTAAGCTGGTTCCAGATGTGCATCCAGTCACCATATTGGCGGTCGATTCTCTGACCTCCAATCTCTACCTCAACAATAGAGATAAGTTGCTCACCAATATAGTCCAACCAACGAGCATAGTGTGCGGAAGCCTTGGCAATCTCGGGAAGAGTAACCTGAAGATATGTTCTGTAAGCAAGATCACCGTTTCTTGACAAAACAGCACTTACTCGGCGTCCAAAGTCAGCCTGACCTTGGAAAGTCTGCTCAATACTCTCCATAGCGAAGTTAGTATGTCTCCTGTAAGAAACCTTCCAGTAGGTAATCTCTGGGGTTCCAGTAAGGAAAAGGTCTTGTGCGCCATAGGCGACGATTTGCATCAAAGCACCAGCCATTTTTCAAAAAGTGAATACGAAAAAAAGAAAATGAAATAAAAGAATTGATATATTCTCCCTAAATATTTTATTTTTCCGGAATAACACAAAAAATACACGTGCACTACATGTTTTCAAAATAAATTCGAGATATTTACATATTTCTTCTACATGAATGTACTTGTACAGAAATTACATGAAAATCATTTTATTGATTCTATGTAGAGTATATATATATATATGGACCATCAAGGACCACCAATGACCATCACAGGTCATCTACATTATATTCCTTCCAAGAAAAAAAGTATTTTCTACAGAAATACATATGGAAAAATCTGTAAAAACTACTACAATCATATAATAAAAAAACAAGAAATGACATCTTTATATATCGATACACCAACTACTGTAAATACAGTATCACATACAACAACTTCTACACGTAAACCACCAACAAATCATCAAAGTATTGACGAAAAACATCAAGAAATGATGAATATATTTCATATTATTGAAAAGGATACCGTCCCTTCTCTCGAACGTAAATGCGAAACATTGAGACAAACCTTGAAATCTACACGTAAAAATAGTGATGAATATATTGAGTTGAAAGAGAAAATCCAATCTGTACGTAAAGAAATCAAGGCATTATTACAGAAAAAGAATGATTATTTGTTACATAATGCTAAATATATATTCCATTATTACGAAGATAAACAACGCCTTGCAACTGGAGATAATATAATTGATACAAGTACGATTAATCATTTCTTTAAAATTAAAGGCACGACGGATGCAAGCTCTGACTTAAATAGTGATAAATATAAACAATCCAAGAAACTCTATCAAGAATTTTGGCGTAATGTAAATGGCGAAATCCCGAATCTACAGGAATATGTGTTGAGCTGTCATAATTGTCTCATTTGCAATCAAGGAGAACTCATTCCATTAGAAGAAGAAGGTGTACTTATCTGTAATAATACAGAATGTGGGAATTTTGTCATAAATATTATTGATAACCAAAAACCATTAAACAAAGAAATGCCAAACGAAGTATCTTATACTGCATATATTCGATTAAACCACTTTAAAGAAATATTGTCTCAATTTCAAGCCAAAGAAACGACGAAAATTCCAGATGAAGTTATTGATGCAGTAAGAAATCGTATTACAAAAGAACGGAAACAAATGCATGAAGTGAATTACTCGGAAATGCGTAATATTCTCTCGATTCTTGGATACAATAAATACTTTGAACATATCCAATACATTAATTCCATACTTGGAATCCGCCCACCTATCATGAATGAAGAATTACACGAAACCCTATGTGTACTCTTCATTGAAATCCAAAAACCATGGGCTATTTTTTGCCCTAGCACCCGAACCAACTTTTTTAATTATACATATATATTATGCCAATTATGTGTCTTACTTGACCAAACACAATATTTACCTTACATTCCCATGATGAAAGACCGCATCAAACAACTCGAACAAGATATGATATGGAAAAACGTCTGCAAATATTTAGATTGGGAATACTTTCCTACCGTATAAAGGGGACCCCTGGTCCCCTTTAGAACCCCCCTCCCCCAAATTATATCTGTACTTAACACGGTTAATACATCTTCCCTGTATAATAACATTATTGAATATTTCTTACAGTATTTACAGTAAAAGATATTCATTTGAGTATTGCAATGTTGATTTCTACATTTTAGTGTTTACAAAATTATACATTTAATAGGAGGGATTCAAAGGGAAGCCTCCCACGAAAATCGTTGATTTTCGCGGGAGCTAGGACAGAGTCGGTCGGCTTCGCCGACCTACCTCTGTCGAACCTAGGTTCCCTTTTTTACATGGGAAATTTGACAAGGTTGGCACCAATACCGAATCCTGCACCACCTCTTGCACTACCAGACATCGATGGAACAAAGACATCAAGTACACTAAATGTAGCAGCAGCAGTCAAAGCAATAATGACAACTTCCTCAACCTTCATTTTCCTCTGCGGGATAACAAAGGCAGCAATTGCTACCATGATACCTTCAACAATGTACTTGATAGCACGTTTGATAAATTCGCTAAAGTCGAATGCAGCCATTATGATTCAAAAAAGTAAAAGTGGTATGAAAGAAATATCGAAAGTTTTCAATTAAAATATATATTATATGAAACAAAAAAGTTTTCTCTCGTAAAAAAGCATTTAAATGGGTATCCCTATTTTTGTATATCAAATCCTATTCTGTTTACTATTTCTGTACAGAATATCCAGTCAAGTATTCCTAAAAGACATTTATCGTACAGAAATGGCAAATCGACAACAATCCACATCACAACAACAACCAACTGCATTTCCGCCTAAAATGACCAAAAATGGAAAACTCAATCCACGATATGTCGACCTTCTCACCGAAGATCCTGTTATTTCAAATCAACAATTCGGTTGTTATTCATTCATTTCCCCAGAAAAAATCATTAAACAACGAGACATATTCATGTTCGAGAAATTCGTAAAACAATGGGAATGCACTAAATCATTATCTATGTTCTCCGATTTCATGCAATTTGTTGCATACAAGTACAAACTCGACCCACAAAATCTCATTGATGATCTTACCGAATTCGTGAAAGAAGAGGAAAATGTCCTAAAACGCCTAAACGCCGAAGATGACTTCAAACAATTCATGGACAAACATGAAAAAAAATTATCCGAAGAATTCAACAAAAACAATCAATTCCACACCTCCGTCCGTGGCTTCATTAATCGAGGCAATTTCTCTACAGTAGAAGAAGCAGAACAATACGCAAAACAAATCCGTGACCGTGACCCTAACCATGATATTTTCGTAGGAAAAAACTTTGTTTGGACTCCATTAGACCCTGATGCATACAAGACTGGACGTATCGAATTCTTGGAAGAAGAACTCAATCAATTACATCACGAAAAATTGAAAAACGAAAAATCCGCTAAAGATGAATTCGACCGCCGTGTATACGAAACCAAAAAGAAAGCCATTGAAGATAATATTGCATTAGCCAGACAAACCGGTAATACATTAACCCAAACCATGGACGCTGATGGCAATTTAGTCGGTGTTCGCGAAACCACTGATTTCGATAGCCGTACCGTCGCCAATGATGAAGAAAAGAAAGAACATGAACAACAAATCATCCAAAAACAACCATTCTCATCTTAAACCCTCTCAAAATGTTAAATTTTCTCTAGCATAAGTTGTCTACTTGAAAACCAAATAAATATATGTTTGATATACTTCTGTACACACATATATATACCAAATATGTCATCATTTCTACCGAGTTTTATCTCTCGTATCCGTAAAACAATTCAGTCTAGAATATTATTTACAGGAAACTCTGGACCCAAACATTTAGGAAGATGGACATTACACGGATGTCCTAGTCAAATTAACACCAAGGTGGATTGGTCTAACGAAGACCATTGTGGACCATGTGGTGAACGTAAAATGTTGTACACATCTACTACACCTACACCTACACCTACACCGACCACCACCAAACACCAGTCATCGACCTCATCGTCATCATCATAACCATACTCGCAATATATGTACAGAACCAAAATATTTGCGAAGTAAATAATATATTTGTAAGATATACCAATCTATTATTTTTCAAATATGGCTCTTTCCCCAAATACCCGTAAACAACGTCGTATCAAGTACGCTGAAAACCGTAAAAAATCCTTGTGCCGTGGAAAACGCGTTAAACCGAACAAGTGCACCCGCATCAAACATTGCAAAGTTGCAAAAGGAACAAAACGTACTTATTGCCGTAAGAAACATGCGACCCGTTATCACAAAAAATAGACAAAAGAATACAAAATGATTACTGTAAAGTATATATATCATATACAGTAATCATATGTCAATATCATCCATATACATGTTTTTTACAGGATTATGTGCTGGATGTTGTTTACATTACATCTGTAGTGAACCAATTGATGAAGATTATCGTGGATTCAGTCGCGCAGCATATTGGATGCATCGCATTGAATGCTTGGATAGAACACGTGAAAATACGGAGGATTTAGATACATATACAGATACACCCC